GGGTGTACACCTGCTGTGCCTGGTCTTCCGCATCGGTGTAGTCACCCAAGTTGTAACTGCGGAGCGCATCGCCGATAGCTTTCGCTGTCAAGCGCGGGTCGAGACTCTGCCCATAGGGAGTGCGGAGTGCCGCTTCGATCTGGTCGATCAGGTCGAAGAGTTGCCCCGCTTGCTCGTCGATGTTGGAGGCTCCCGGCCTGAACATGATGTCGAAGAGGACAGGCGCTGCTTCAGCAATGTCGACAGCGAAGGCCGTGAAGGGATTCGTGGTATGTGTCGTCCCGCCGCGCCTGGCGATGATGTCCGCCACATACGCGCCAGGATTCGCATACGCCCAGGGGAAGCGCCAGCGGTCTCGCCCAGCGGACTGGTTCGTGTTGAAGACTGGTGAGCCCATCATGTTGATGTTGAAGTTGGGCGAGTAGACACTCTGGCCCGACTGCGTCAAGCTCGAGAAGTACTGCTGCTGGAGCTGTTGCGCTTGCCGATACCGGTCAATGGCGCTCTTGTCGGCCCAGTAGTAGGGATTTTCTGCCATCCTGCTGACCTCCTATCAGACGAAGCTGTACCAGCGGAGTGGCCTGCTCCACCGATCCGTCATGACCCCCTTGAGTGCGGGTGGGAGCATCGCGAGGTACCAGTTGGGGTCACGCTGCGCCAGCCACTCGACCCAGGGGACAGCGAAAGGCCCTTGCGTGGCCTGGTAGTTCTGGTACTGCGTGTAGAGGGTATCCCGCAACCGCTGCAGCCCCTCCCGCTGCGCGAGAGAGGCGCGCATCTCATCGAGCCACACCTGATACGCGACTTCTGGAACCTGCTCGAAGTAGAGACGAGTCGCCGTATCGTAAAGCGGGACGCGACTCGCCCACTCGGCTGCAGACAGGCGCGGGAGGCGGATCGCGTAATTGGCCACACTGCACCTCCCCTTCTCACATCACCTGGCTCGCTCCGGTTCCAGCTGGGTCGGATGGGATGCCGAAGCGCTGGCGCAACGTCTCCAAAACGTGCTCGAAGAGCGTCTTCTGTCGTTGCACTGTCTCCTGCAACCCACTCTTGAGGAACGCTCCGAGACGCGGGCTGTTCTGCAGGAGGTACTCCGAGAACGGCTGTTGCGGGACATCAGCAGGTGGCGGCGTCGCTTGCAGCTGGTTCTGGCGGTTCTGGAGCATCGCTCTCAGGTCTGGTTGCTGCCGCAGAGCCTCGTTCTGGAGCATGAGCGAGATGAGACGCTGCGCAGACTCTTCGGGAAACGCATCGATGCTGCGCAAGAACGACTTGCCCGCTGACCCGACCATGTTGAGGTAGCGGTTCAGCCAATCGACGAAAGACGGAGCGGGGGCGTTTTCCGGCATTTGCTGCATGACCACGTCGTCCTCCTCCTCCTCGACTCGCTAGTAGTCCGTGACGTCACGCGGCACCCCAGGGGGCGGTGCTGGTGGTATCGCTTGCGCGGACACCACGAGAGCACGCTGGTGCTCGAGAGCACGCTGCCGCAAGTAGTCTTGGAACGGCACTGTCGCTCCTGACTCGACCCACTGTCTGGCTGCAGCGTGCAACTGCTGCCGGAGCCACTCTTTCTGCGCATCGCTCAGGCCCCACGCTTCCGCAGCGAAGCGATAGGCGCCGTTCCAGTAGAGTTCCGCGATCTCCGTCGGGTTCTTGCCGATCTCCTGCTCAGCCCTGCGCAACGCCTCGTGACCGGCGAGGTCGCGGAGCGCGAGAGTGAACTGCGACGCGTCTCGCCGGACTGCTGCGTCCTCGTAGAGGGTTGACCTCTCGTTGCCAGAGCGGAGCGCAGCGTACTGATCCTCGCGGTTGGCATACTGGACGTTCCCTGGCCACTCCCCGCGTGAGGCGACTTGGTACCGCTGGTACGCTTCCGCATCGGTGACTTGCGCCATGGTGGGAGACGTCGTGCCCTTCGCAAATGTCATGCCATAGACGGGGATGTCTTCGCCTCGACGCATGATCTCGCGTACTGCTTCGACAGTCGCTTGCTGCTCAGGATTGAGCGAGCCAGCGAACTTGCCTGCTTCGATGTCGTTCCAGTTCGCCAAGACCCAGGCCAGGTACTTGGGCTCGCGGCCAAGAGCGATCTGGCGACGGAGGTAGACAGGATCAGCCTCCCACGAGTTGGAGAAAGGTTGCGTGTAGGTCACGGGAGAACCTGTCAGGAACGACCAGGTCGCAGCGGCAGTCTCGATGCCGCGATTCAGCAACCCTTGCGAGATATGCGGCTTGCCGGTGAGTGCCGATACCGCTATCGAGACTGGATCAGGCAAGAAGTACTGGATCGTGTCTATCGCGTTCCCCAGAGCAGCGCCACCAGGCGCATCGGGACTCGTCAACCAGCGCAGGAAGCCGGGTAAACTGTGTCGCGTCTCGACAGTCTTCGTGGCCACCTCGTCCTCCTCCTACCCCACTTACAGGACTGGCCCGGGTGCTCCAGCACCAGGCACGACAGTGCCTGGTTCTCCCATCCCGCCTTCTGCGGAAGCTGCGGAATGACTGAGGAAGTCGAAGACGCCTTGCATCTGCGGTGGCAAGACATCAGGTGGGAGCTGCTCACCCTGTGGTGACTGCGGTTGTTGTGCAGCTTTCTCCTGCTCCTCTCGCCGCTTCTCCTCGAGCTTCCGCTGCTTCGCCAAGCGCCAGAGTTCCAGCAGCACTGGGTCAGTGCGTGCCAGCGCCCACGGGATGAGCACCTCTTGCGTGACGTCGGGATCCATGTATGCCAGGTCAGCGAGGACTCTCTCGTTCTCCCGTTGCGGGTTGTCCAGGCCCAGGTACTCGTCTCGCGCTGTCTCGAGAGAGATGAGCTTCTTGTCAGTGAGCATCGCTGCGAGCTGCGCCATCGCCACGCGGTCTCGCGGTTGCACCTTGCGCATCCGCACCACACTGCGCGTGCCGACAGCAGCGATGAGTTCCGGCGTGACCGATATACCGGATCGCCACGCTCCTGTAACCGGATCCCGCGTGAAGTACCCGACGGGCTGGTCATGCAAGTTCTTGATCAACTCGAGAGCGCGGTGATTGACTTCTTCGATGACTCGCTCCATCGTCTGCGTGAGCGGCTGCAGCGTGTCCATCGCTGCATCCGCTTGGAGCGAGATGGCGAAGCCGCTCCCCTTGCCGACACCCCAGAGGACACCTGGCAACCCGCCCTTCTCGATGTCGTCCATGAGCGCATTGAGGATCGGTGCCGAGTTGGCTGGGTTGGGCGTCAGTTGCAGGATCTCGACGCGCTCTCTGTCGAAGTAGAGGAAGTTGGTTGCCCCCGCATCGAGGTCGATACGGCGAGGCTCATCAGGCCTCGCGGGATCGTAGTAGTACACAGTGGGTGGGTTCGCTACCCGAGCCACCTCCGTCGCCAACTGGCTGAGCAGGCGATTCAGAGCCAGGTAGGAGTTCTTGATGCCGGCAAAGATCGACTGGCCCACATCGCGCACCCACGACGACTTGTCGCCAGTCGTGGCACGCACTGGCGAGCCGAGTCCCGTGGCGACGACCCAAGGGAGGAAACCGTACTCGTGCCGCGTCGGTTGCTTGATCCATTGCCCCTCGACGAGGACAGCGTGCCACGTGTCGTCGTAATAGGCGATCTCCTCGACTACTTCGTCTTCTTCGCGCCCATCCAGCTTCTTCGCTGCTTCTGGCCACTCGTCGAGGATCTCACCCACAGTGCGGTACCGCTTGTGGACGACTGCACGCAGCCCACCAGCGCCGAGGATGGGATAGACTTGTCGTGGGTCAGCGAGTTCGACGTAGACAGGCAAGTCGCCATCCGGCGTATCCGGGTCATATCTGACCCGTATGGTCACCCAGCCTCGGAGGCAGAGGAAGTGCGCGATATCGCGCAGGATGGGGCCATGCAGTGTCGCCATCCAGCGCCGGTTCCACACTTCCCAGCACCAACGGAGGAAGTCCTCGAGACGCTGCGCTGCATCCCGGAGACGCGGGTCTTGCGGGATCACGTCGATGGATGGGTTCGCCTTGCCGAGCACCGAAGCTGCTTTCTCGACGAGAACCCAAGGGATGTTCCTGGTCACGACCTCGCCAGTCGTGACTTGCCCTTCGCCGAGGAGCGCTTCGTAGAGCTTGCTGTTCTCGACGAACTTGGCCTGGTAGAGCGCGTAGTCCTCGTCCATCCTGGCATCGCGCTCTGCCCAGAACTGCTCGGCACGGCGAGCTATGCTCTGGATCATCTCCGGAGTCGGCTTCCGGGTGCTCTTCCGCTGCCGCTTGATCCGCTGCGGCACTTGTTCCATCTCGGACTGCATCGCAGCGAGAGCTTCAGCGAGAGCGACCTGGTGCAAGTCGAGTTCCGGGTCTCCAGATGGCTTGCCAGGCATCCCAGGGATCGGGAGCACCACGTCCTCACCTCACTCGGAACAACACGTCGTACCGCATGAGTCGCCGTGTCGCTTGCGGCCTCTCGAGGCGGCGGAAAGGCGGGACATTGACGAAGAAGTACTCGACAGCACTGCGGATGTGACTCGTGACGTCATGCAGCGGTTTCCCGTCCTTCCCCTTCCTGGCAGCTCGCATGCGCTCATCGACGATACGAGCTGAGACTGGGCCATCCGCGATGTTGCAGACTGTCTCGCGGAGACCCATGGCCGTCATGTGGCGCCTGGTCACGAAATCGCGAGCCTGCTTGTTCGTATAGACGTAGATCCCGTGGTTCCGCAACACATCGAGGACAGAGAGGCCTGTGCCGACATGTCGGTTGCCACCAGCGGGGTCACCGAAGTGCACCGCATGTCCCCAGCCACGGTGCGCCTCGACCTTGGCTCGGTCTTCCACCGTGTAGAGGTGCAAGCGGTCAGGTGGGATCTCGCCGGTGAAGAAGGGAACGAACCAGTCGATAGTCACACCTTTGCGTTCTACGGCATCGAGGCAGACGACGCGACCTGTCTCGAGGTCGCGTTGCCACCAGATACAGCAGCTGGTATCGAAACCGAAGTCCCAGGACACGTAGAGTGGCCAGGATGGGCAGTAGGAGACTTCGGTAAAGACGACATCCTGCCACTCCGGATAGACCAGTTCCGAGTCGGCAGCGTGGTAAGAGATGTCGACTTCGGCTGCCAGCTCCACGTCGGTGAGGCGCTGGCGTTGCTTTTCGTACCACTCCTCATCCTTCTCCGGGTGGAGCGACCAGTGGATCCGGAGGTGAGGTGTCTTGCCCTCGTGGACGAGCTGGTAGAAGAGGTTCTCGGCACCATTGGGAGTCGAGACGGCGATCCGTGTCCTGGTCGCTTCGGAAGCAGAGCGCCAAGCTGCGAACTGTCGTTCCTTGTCCCAGAAGGCGAGTTCGTCGAAGAAGACGACATTGAAACGGCCTTGTCTCCCGAAGTTGCCGTGACTGGCTTCCCCTTTGATGGCAGCCCCGTTTTCCGGGTTGACGAGCTTCATGTGGTGCCGGTGCTGCCGGAAGGAGAACCCTTGCGGCTTGAGGAAAGCAGGCAAGCGCTGGATCAGGTACTCGAGCCTGCCGAAGTGCGAGTCGATGAGCCGGTTGTCCACCTGGTACTCGGCTCGCGACCCAATGAGGGCCTGGAAACTCTCGTCGAAGAGCCAGTGCCAGAGGAGCCAGGCCATGATGACCCAGGAGACCCCCATGTCACGACTCTTGTCGATGACCCCGTCTTCCTTCTGCACCAGCCTTTCTTCGAGCCAATGGATGAGGTCGATCTGGTAGGGATAGAGGATGAAGGGGATATGCGGGTTCTCCTTGCGTGGGTCGAATGTCCAGCAGGCGAAGTTGATGAAGAAAGCGGGGTCACGGCGGCAGCGCTCTCGGATCGCCTGCCGCAGGTTGGGATCCTTCTGGGCAGCAACCGTGAGGATCCCGCGTTCTCGGAGAGTCGGTGGGTGGTCAGGGAGTCGCATCTAGGATTGCTCCTGCAACTTGGCCAGCCACGCGGCCCACACCTCTTCCGGAGCGTCCTCCGGTGGCACCGACTCGATGAGCGAGACTTCCTGTTGCTGCTGTTCTCGTTGCCGGGACGCTTGCTCGAGTTGCTTCCGCGTGACCTCGGGGACACTCCACCTCACGATACCGAGGCGGTCAAGCCAGGTCTCGATAGCCTTGAGTTTCAGTTCCGGTTTCCCCTCGAGGATGATCTTGCGGAGTTCCTCGACGACAGCCGGGGCGAAGAGTGCCATCTCCTCCAGCACCCGCTGGCGGACTTTCTCGACTTCTCGTCGTTCCCTCTCGGCCACTTCTGCGTCATAGGCCGCCGCTTGCTCGTACCAGCGGTCTTCCTTGGCCCACCGGTAGAGTGTCCCCTTCGAGGTCGTCGGCACCGTCTCCCGGATGCCCAGCACCCCTTTGGGATCCTGCCGCCGCACCTCGACGTAGCGTTGCCACAAGACTTCGACGCTCCGGGCTGGGCCGAGAGCGAGGAAGTCGAGCAGTGCCTTCTGCCGCCGCAGGTACTCTTTCGAGCCTGGCGCAGCACCGAAGACTGTCGGTCTCATCGCCTCACCTTTCCGTTACAATGGTTGACAACGTTGACGCATTGGCATAGAATAGTGTGAAGACGGGGAGGGAGGCCGTGGCAAAGGTGACGACAGAAACACAACGTGGTCGGCGCGCTGACCCCAACCTGGCCGCTTTCGGTGCCCTGCTCCGCGACTTGCGGGAACGCCTCGGTATCTCGCAACGGGAGCTGGGGCGCAAGGTGGGTCTCCCGCACCACTTCATCAACCGGTTGGAATCCGGGTTGCTCCCGCAACTCGACCTGCGTGACGCGGTGAAGCTGGCGAACTTCCTCGGAGTCAGCCTGGAGACCATCGCGGCACTGACGGGAGCGGACATCGCTCCGTCGCAAGAGGTCGGTGAGCTGTCGCGGCAACTGGCGACTATCGAGAGGCGACTGGATGCAGAACAGCGACGTCGCTTGGCCGTGCACCTGGAACCCATCTTCTCCTACTGGAGCCCTGGTGCGACCAGCGAGTTCCACAACTTGGTGCAGAAACACTTCGGTCAGCTCATGGTCGAGAAGGGACGCTGAGTGGTCATGTTTTCCGCTTCGGTTTCTTGACGCTGGTCACGCGTGTCTTGCCACCACGCGGGCCAGCTTTCTTCATGATGGCGACAGTCACCACGGTACCATCCGGTTGCTTGATGCTGCGGTACCCCTTGATGTCCTTCTTCGGCGGGTTGCGGTAGTCCTCGACGACGAAGTTCTTGGTCTCTTCTCGCTTGACCACGCGTCGCTTCTTCACTGCTGCCTTCTTTCGCTTCTTCGTCTCGACAGGTTGACGGAGGAGAGGGCGGATCTCCTCGAGGTTCGTCATGTGCTCACCACCATCTCAGCGACTCTCCTGGCGTCCTCGTCGTCGTAGTGTCCAGCCAGGTCGTCGAGGACGAAGACGAGGAGCGTGTCCGGTGTCTCCCGTTCCAAGCGGGAGAGGGCCTGCGTCGCAGCCTCGCTGCTCCCGAGAAGCTCCGTGAGGTGCTGGTGGAACCGTTGCTTGACACGCTGGATAGCGCGTTGCAGCTCTTGGCTGAGGAGGAGGTCAGCCAGTCGCTGCACCTTCGTGTCCTGCTCGCCCCAGAAGGTCACTGCCACCTGGAAAGCAGTGTGAAGCATGCGGCGCAAGCGCCAGAGGATCGTCTCCTCCGCTGGACTCGTCACCTGGTACCACTTGCGGAAGTCCTCGTCCCTGACGACCAGCTGTTCCCCGTCACTGGTCACCACCAGCCAGTCACCTGGTCTCCCGCGGAAGTCGCCAGCCGGTGCCTCGACGATGGTCGGGTGAGCGAGGCGGATGGCTTCGACAGTCGTGGTGCGCCGGATCACTCGCATCGCGATTCCCATCAGTCTTGTGCGCGGCAGACCAGGAGGACGACGCGGTCACCAGTCTGCGGGACAGGTGAGGAGTCGGTGCCACTGCGCAAGCGGATGAACCGGATACCGGTCAGGGGTTGCTGCTCGAAGACGTAGTAGCGACCACCCGTCTGGCCAGTCTGGACGAGAGTACCGGACTGTGTGACCAGGTTGAACCAGTTGACACCATCGATGGAGACCTGGAAGGTGACGGGAGCGGTGTCCCAATTGCTCGGCAAGATCATCCCGACCAGCGTCGTCCCATCGAGGTCAACGGGGTCACTCAGTGTCGCATTCGCAGCGAAGTCCACTTTCCGGATCTCCGGATAGAACCGCGTGTACTCGAGGTCACTCCGTGGTCTCACTGGGGATCGCCCTCCTCTCCCGTGACACGCAAGACACGACGAAGGCGCGAGCCTGCTGGTTCACGACAGCATGCCCTGCTCTCTCGCTAGAACCAGTGCCTCGGCACTGGCACTTTCGAAGAAGTCGATGAGCAACTGCCACCCCTGCTCCTCTGTCACCTCGCCCCGGAGCAGTTCCAGCTGCAGAGCGAGTAGCTCCAGGACAGCATCGTGTATCGCATCTCGGAGCAGTCGAGAGACACTGGCGACACCAGTAGGGAAGCCCATCGTTGCCATGACACAGTGGGAGGCAACACTCAGGATCATGTTGGCGTCTTCCACTGCAGAGATGAGACTACGGATCTCTGCTTCGTCCTCGTAGGATGGGAGGCGCACCAGGATGAGCGGGTACGTATCCTCTGGAATCTCAGGGTCGCAGTACCACTCGAGGTGAAGCGAGGCCCGTGGCAACCGGTGGTGCAGGAACCGTGCAGCTCCTCGCAACAAGGGAACGAGGTCTGGGTGCTTCTCGAGCAGAGAGCGCAGTTCTGGGTGGTCTTCGACGCTGATACCAAACTGCTGGAGTTCCTGCACTGGGTCGCGGTCACCAGTGCAGCAGCAACGATTGCACGGCTGCTCCGTCATGATGCCTTGCTCTCCTCCTGCGCAACCCACTGCAACACCTGCCACCGTCTGCTGCGTTGACCTCTGCTACTCTGGCGTCCTCTATCCAACCGAAACGGACAACGCCGTACACGCCAGACAGGAGACAATGAACGCGAGTGTGGCCACGAGGTCGAAGGTATTCCAGAACTCAACGAGCAACATCAGGGTGCAGAACGACAAGAGCGAGAACACCAGTGCTGCGAGAAGGAGTACAGCTAGACCCATATCCGTCTCCTGAACAGGGTCACCGTTCCCTCGCGAAGCTGCTTCAGCCGTTTCGCCCCTTGCGGCTCAGTTCTTGGAACCGTTTCTTGCCGTACTTCTTGCGGCCAATGGCTGCTGCGAGTGCTTCCGGATCCTTGGCACCCTTGCGACGGAGTTCTGCTACCAGCTGGCGGAACCGCTCACCAGTCCCCAGTTTCGGCTTCTTGCTGGTTTTCTTGGCCACTATCGTCCTCCTGTAACCACTCGAGAGCATCACGACGCCGAGAGAAGAGCCCGACCCACCCGTCACGCTTGATGACTCGGTAACTGGTGTACCCGTCGCTGCTGATGACCCGGTACACCCAGCCACCTGGCAGCGTTACCTCGTGATAGAGTTCCTGCACCTGATCCCTCCTCGCTAACCTTGGTTTCCCACGGTTCCCAGGGCCGAGGCCTGTGATGCCTCGGCCCCTTGCAACAGAGACACCATCATGTCCCCCCGCCCCCTGGTACCCATTCGGGAAAAATCCCAGAACCCAATCTTCGCTTCCCGATCCCGCCCTGCGACGAGCCGCTGGTTTTTGTCGGGTGTCCAGCGTGCTGAGCGTCACCCGCCGAGTCACCAGTCCCCGCAGCAGGGTCAGTACGGGTACTGGTGTTGCTTTTTCCTGGGGCAGTTGCCCCAGCAGGCAGCAGCACTCGGTCTCCTGTTGCACACTCCAGGTCGCTGACTTCCCGAGCCAGTTGGCTCGCGCCGATTTGACCGGCAGTCGGGGAGCAGTGGAGTCACTGCTTTACTTCCATCTGCACCAGGTGCTGTCCCCGTCAGTACCTGGCGTTGTCATCCTCTCCCATTCTACTCAGGCTGCCCAGCTGCAACAAGGGTTGTCATGGTGTCAGATCTTGACACAGTTGCTCTCGTTGGGTACAGTGCGTCCAGGAAGGAGGAAGCGGTGGCACGGTACGACAGAACGCAACACGACCTCCCGAAGACCACGATCCGTGCTGGCAGGCAAGAAACGAAGGTCTACCGGTACCGGGACGTCCTCAACCTGGCCTACCAGCACGGTCTCGTGGGCTTCGAGCAGGCGGCGCCGCTACAGTGTTACCGTGTCCCGTCCACTGATGGGAAGCGCGAGGTGGTCTACTGGGTCGCGGAAGTCTACGCCGTCTTCCGGGAACCAGATGGGACGCTGGTGCGTTTCCATGGTGTCGGGGACGCGAGTGTCGAAAATGCGAACTGCGGTGTCGCTGTCCACGCGCCACGACTGGCGCATACGAGGGCGAAGGCGAGAGCGCTGGCTGATGCCTTGAACCTCGATGCGAACCTCAAGGAGGAGTTCGCTGACATCGAGGACAACGAGACAGAGGAGACAGCAGAGCCGAACCGGTGCTCCCGGTGCGGTGCTGCGATGTCCGAGAAGTCGGCTGAGGTCTCCAAGCGGATCCGCGGCTACCTGCTCTGCTACCGCTGCGCGAAGCAGGGAGGATCCTGATGGATGCAGCGGCGGAACTGGTGGCACTAGTCGAACAGCTGCAACAGGCTGAGGATGCTGGTATCAAGTGGAACCGGAAGCACCGGGAACGTTTCCTCAAGCGCCTCGAGACGCTGGTGGCCGAAGCGTTCCCGAGTTACCGGGAACTGGCACCGGACATCGCCCTCGCTCTCCTCGGCGATGGCCCGATGCCACTGCCACCACGCTGGTGGGAACGCGAGCAACTGGAGACGACAGTACCGTCAGCTGAAGACGAAGCTTTGGCACTCCTCCTCGGTTCTCGTGACCCGGAGTACTTGCCGGATAGTGCTGGTGACCCTTTGACGCAGGGGTACCTCGACTCGGTGTACCGGATGGGTGAGGCTGCTCCCGTCTCCTATCTCGTGTTCGCCCTCTTGTCCTTCTTGCGGTCTCTCCTGTGGGGGTACCACCGTTTCTGGCGCCTCGAGAAGGGGCGTCTGGTCTCAGCCCGCCAGCTCCTCGTGGAGACGTATGGTCTCGATGCGGAGACAGCCGATGGTCTCTCTGCTCTGTCGCGCCGTCACGGTGCTGTCCCCATCGCGGTCAACCGGCAAGCGGAAGTGATCTTGTCGGCCTTCTTCGCTCTACCAGGTTCCCTCAAGCTCCTCGACGACATCGCCACAGTCTACGGAGACGTCGTCGTCGGGTTGCGGCAAGTCGGGGAACGCGACGGGATCTGCTACCCACGGACACCGGTGCCGCGGCAAGCGACGGAGCGGTTTCGCGAGAGAGTCCGCATCGTCCACCGGATTGTCGGTTCGGCACAACTGGCAGCCAAAGCGTTGCGCTTGCGGAAGGCGACACTCTTGACCTACCTGAAGGGGGAAGACAGTGGAGACGAAGGTGTTTGAGGAAGCGCTTGAACTGGCACAGGCACTCGAGGGAATCGAGACACCACGCTTGCAGCGGATGCAAGTGGCACTCATCGCGCTCTTGCTGGAGGAGCTGCGCAAGCAGCGGGTCACGGTGGTGACACCGAATGGGAAGGGGCCGAAGCTGACACCGACGGCAGTCGCCTTCATGGTCGAGGACATCCTCGGTGTCGCTGTCGAACCGGAGAAGCTGGAGGTCGTCGCGTCGCTGGCTCGCGACGAAGCGCAACTGGAGCGTGCTCTCCAGCGTGTCAAGACGGCTGAGGACGTCAAGAATCCCATCGGTCTTCTGGTGCACATCTTGCGGAAGTGGAACAGCTGATGACGCTGCGGTCTGTCGTCGCCAGCCTCCTCGAGGAGGAGGCTCGCTGGGCAGCAGAACCAGGAAAGCCGCGTGGGGTACCGACGGGGTTTCCCTCTCTCGATGCTCTCACCAGTGGGTTGCGTCGTGGGGAAGTCACGGTACTCGCAGCGAGAACCTCGCATGGCAAGTCGTCCTTGAGCCTAGCCATTGCTGTCCACGCTGCCGAGTGGGAAATCGCGGAAGCGGAGCGGGAAGGTCGCCACCGGCGAGTGGTACTCTACGTCAGTCCCGAGATGACGGCAGCGCAACTGGTGGCGCGAGTTGCGTCGCAGCGGAGTGGCGTGAGCTTGTCCGACATCGAGTGGGGGAGAGCGACGCCGGAACAACGAGAAGCGTGGCGAGGAGTACTGGCTGACCTGGCGGAATACGAGGACGTCCTGGTCATCGAAGCAGGTCGCGGGTTCGACTGGAACGAGGTAGAAGCTCTGGTGCGTACCTACCACGCGACGCGTGGTGTCGTCCTCGTCGTCATCGATTACCTGCAACGCCTGTCGTATGGCGTCATCGAGGACGAGTACCGCAGGGTGTCGGCGATATCGCAAGGGTGCAAGGATCTGGCGAATGAACTCGGCATCCCCATCCTCCTCGTCTCCCAGTTGAACCGTCAGGTAGCCAAGGAACGGACTGGTGGGAGGAACGAGTCGCGGTTGCCTGACCTCTCGGATCTACGTGGGTCAGGGCGCATCGAGGAGGATGCGGACAACGTCTGGTTGCTGTGGCGGGAGCCACGCTTCAGTGCAGCGGCGAGTGGCTTGCCACAGGATGCCACTCTCATCGTCGCCAAAGCCCGCAGTGGTCGAGTGGGCGAGATCCGGCTCTGGTTCTACCCTGAGACAGTCCGCTTCGCTGACACCAAGATGACGCAGCGCCCTCAGCGCAAGGTCGCCGAGACGGTGCAGCACACTGACGTCCCGCGTGGTGACCAGGAGGAGAGGTCACTAGCGGAAGCTGAGTCCTGGTACTTCCGCGCCTTTGACGGAACGGCAGAAAGTGACAACGATACTGTGGTGCTCTTCCGGCGGAAGCCCGTCGGGAGGCGACGTGGGTACGAGTTCGAGAAGCGACTGGCCAAGCGACTCGGTGGGTACCGCTGGCCTGGTCACGACGGTGACATCGAGTGGCGCAACTGGCGCATCGAAGCCAAGTATCGTCGTGGCCTTGTCCTCCGCAGCACCGATGAACTAAAATCGTGGTTAGAACAAGTGTACGGATATCAGCGGAAGTGGGAACCGGGGAAGCGGTGGGCGATTGCAGTCACTGGGGGTTCAGGGTACCGGCGTGGAGCCGTGTACGTGATCCTCCCGTTGGAAGCGTGGGTGGAGCTGGTGGAAGATGCTGGTGACGCTTCCTCCTGAGGAGGTTTTGGAGCTGGCGCAGGTGGCTGCAGCGATAGAGTGCAGCAAGCGACGTTTCGGCAATACCAATTGGGGCGTGAGTAGTTTGGCATCGCGGCTCTACTCGCTGTGTGCAGAGCGTTGTGTCGCTTCGCTCCTCGGCTGCAAGCATGAGGTGACGGTGTTGCCGGGTGGCGATGGTGGTATCGACCTCGTCCTCCCGCGGGAGACAGCCTATGGCCGGACAATCGACGTGAAGTTCCGCCGGGTGCGGAACACGGATCTGGCTACCCGAGGGTTACGGTTCTGGGAAGAACTCGTCGCCGACTTGTATGTCCTCGTCTGGCCAGCTGGCGAGGAGGGGTGGACACCACTGGACGGTTTCGACGTCGTGGGATGGGCGACGCGAGAGGATTTTCTCAAGCGGATCGTCTCACGGCCACCAGTACGGATGCGAGGGGAGAAATGGGAGATACGTTACTCGGAACTAAGGGATTGGGGTCAGCTCGTCTCGCTCTTGCAGGAAAGAGCGGAGCAGGCAAGTCAACACTAGCGAAGAACCTCGCTTCGCTCCTCTCCTTACCGCAGTACAGCTTCAGTACGCCACTCAAGGAAGCGTGCCGCTTGTGGGGGTTCCGCGAACCGTATCCGCGTGGTGTCCTCCAGCAAGTGGGGACAGTCTTGCGGGACTACGATGCCGAGATCTTCATCAAGCTCCTGGAGAACCGCTGGCCTGGTGACGGTGGCATCATCATCGATGACCTCCGCTTCCAGAACGAACTCGCCTGGTGTCGTGAACGGGGTTTCTACGTCGTCTACCTCTTGGGGTCGTACCAGCCGTTGCCAGAGGAGTTCGCCTTGCACCACTCGGAGAACGAAATCGTCCCGGAGGATGCTGACCTGGTACTACACCCGGCTCCCGTCGCCGAACTGGTGCAGAAGGTCATCGGGGGACTGTGGGATGCGCGTCAGCTACAGCAGCGAGTTACCGCAGCTTGAGGCAGAGGGCCCAGTCGGTCTCGACATCGAGACCACTGGGCTCTCCCCGCGCCAGCACCAGGTGGTCGTGATCAGCATCGCGACCAGGGACACTGTCACGGTAGTCGATGTCCGCAGTCACGATGCGCAACGGGTCAAGACATGGCTCCAGACTGTCGTCTTCCCGCGTGGTGTCGTGGTGCACAATGGGATCTTCGACCTCGTCTTCCTCGATGTCGTCTACGGGTGCGGGTACCCGGACTGGTTCTGGGACACGAAGCTGGTCGAGCAGTTGCTGCAAGCGGAGGACGCGACACTGGCTGGTGCTGCGAAACGCTATCTCGGCTTGACGCTGGACAAGCAGTGGCAGACCAGTTTCGATGGCAGTGACCTGAGTCAGGAGCAGGTCGCCTATGCGGGCCTCGATGCTGCTGTCCTCTTGCCCATCATGGAGCAACAGCGGGTACTGGTAGACCGGTACCAGCTCCGTCGTGTCGTGACACTCGAGCACCTGGCTGCCCGTGGGTTCTTTGCGCTCCAGCGCAATGGGATCGGTGTCGATTTGGACATCGTCGCCGAGTTGCGAGGAACCTGGGAAGCGGAGCGGGGTGCTGTGGCCACTGTCCTCGAGGATGCCTTGACCAAGCGTGTCTATCAGTTGCGTGTGGCGAAACAGGAAGCAGCCCTCGCGAAGCTGGCGGAGTGGGAAGAGCGCCTCGAGGAGTACCTGGCGGAACAGTCCCGCTTCTGGGACGCAGCGCAGGCAGACCCTGTCCTCCGCTCTCGTGGGGCTCAGGAGTGGGTCGGGTTGCAGCTGGGCAAGCGTCCCGTCAGCGAGGACGAGTATGCGGGTTGGTTCGCGACACCAGCGGGGAGAGACAAGTTCCTCAAGCGCTGTGGGCAACGGTTCCGCCAGGAGCACCCGCGTCCTCCTGTCCCCAAGGTCAACCTCGATGCCGTGATCAACCTGGGGTCACCGGAGCAACTGGGAGCAGCACTCGCTGACCTCTTTGCGGAACGTGGTCTCGACTCGTTGCCGGATACCCAGAGTCGCACCCTCAAGGCGACCCTCGGTCTCGACAGCGTGACTGACGACGTGATCCGCGGGATCCTGCGCTGGCGCGAACTCGAGAAGCTGGTGCAGTTCGCAGAACAGATCCTGGAGCACACGGAGGAAGGGCGCATCTACCCGGACTGGCAGCAGATCGGGGCAGCGACAGGGCGAGCATCCTGTCGCAACCCGAACCTCATGGCGCAACCGAAGAAAGCGGGGTTCCGGAGAGCTTTCGTGGCCAAGCCGGGTCACGTCCTGCTCTCCTGTGACTACTCGCAAATCGAGTTGCGTATCGCTGCTGCTCTCTCTGGTGACCGCGAGATGCAGCGGGCATTCCGTGAGGGGCGAGACCTGCATGCGCTGACAGCATCGAGGATCTTCGGTGTCCCAGAAGGTGCCGTGACGGAGCAGCAACGTAAGGTAGCCAAGCAAGTCAACTTCGGCACCCTCTACGGGATGGGGCCACGTCGCCTCGTCACGGAACTGGCAGCGCAAGGCATCCGGATCAGCCTGGAGGAAGCCAGGCGAGCACTGGACACGTGGCGCGAGACATACCAGCAAGCAGCAGCCTTCCTCGCGGACTGTGGAGAACAGGCTCTGCGATGTGGGTACGCGGTGACAGCGACGGGGAGGCGACGCTGGTTCCGCGAGGAGGACGAAGCGACCATTCGCAGGCAAGCAGGGAACCACCCGATCCAGGGTACCGCTGCTGACTGCATGAAGCTGGCGATGGCACGCCTCTGGCACCTGACTCCGGTAGCGCAAGTCCATGACGAACTCGTCCTCGAGGTGCCTGCGGCAGCTGCTGAGGAGATTGCAGCTTGCGTCCAGGAAGAGATGGTATGCGCCGCTTCCGAGATCCTCGGTGACCAGGTACCGATCCTCGTGGACGCTGCGTGGGGGCACTCGTGGGAGTGACGCGATGCCGCGATTGATCCACTGCCCCTTCCACGACGACTCGACGCCGTCTCTGGCCATCTACGAGGCGCATGCCTACTGCTTCGGTGGCTGTGGACGCATCGACCTCGCTGCTCTGGAACCGGGGCTCCTGGAGCGGAGCCGAGAGCAGGGGAAGCTGGAGCAACCAGCTGACCAGCGGTGGCAGCGGCTGTTCCACCTCTGGCACTGGAACCTCCTCGAGGGGCCGATGCAGTTCCGCCAGCTGGTACTCGCCAAGCGTGGGATCACGCGAGGGATGCTCCAGCGGTATCGCGTGGGACACACGGGGCAGTGGTTCGTGATCCCCGTCTGGGACGGTAGACGAGTCACGGGGGTGCGGTTTCGTCGCGATGAGCTCTTCCTCGGCGAGGAAGCGCCCAAGTACCGCAACCCCCGTGGGCAAGGGTGTCTGCTCTTCCGTCCTCGACCAGGTCAAGGGCCCATCGTCATCTGCGAGGGGGAACTCGATGCCATGCTGCTGGTGGAACTCGGGTGCGATGCCCTGACACCGACAGCTGGAGCCAAGGCGACTGGTGATGTGCTCCGCGTGTTGCCTCGCTACTGCGAGGTCTACGTGGCGACAGACCAAGACGAGGCGGGGGAGCAAGCGTGGGAACTGTTGCGCCGGAAGCTGGGACAGCGGGCTCGCCGCTGGCGGTGGCGACAGGGGAAGGACGTGTCGGAAGCGTTGCTGCTGCTCCCGCGAGAGCAGTGGCACCAGTGGGTACGAGAGAGGATACGGGATGCCAGCAGTCGGATGGGTGATCGAGGGAACCTGTATCCCGTTTGCGCAAGCGAGGGAGCAGGCAGCTGAAGAGGGGCACTTCGCTGGGTGGCCACTCTTCGCTCTGGAAGCCTTGGAACACCAGGTGACTCGAAGAACCGATGGGCTGTGGGTCTCGCCGTCGCAAGCACTGGAGTGCCCGCGGCTGCGCATCCTCAAGCCGGTGGTGCCCTACTATGTCAGGCTCGACTATACCTGGGCAGCTCTCCTCGGCAGTGCACTCCATGCAGCCGTGTTGCGAGGGGAGACTACGGAACTCTTCCTCGAGGGGGAAATTCGTGTCGATGGGATCCCTGTGCCCGTCAAGGGCACCTGCGACTACTATGATGCGGAGACGGGGACTGTCTACGACATCAAGCTGACGTCGCGGTTTCGGGACTTGCCGAAGCTGGAGCATGTCTTCCAGGTCAATGTCTACCGGTGGCTCCTCGAGACGAATGGGTACCCTGTGTCTGATCTCCGGATCTGGTACGTCACGCCGTACCGTGACGGTGCAGTCAAGAGAGAATTGGTGACGGTGGAACGGTTCCCACGCGAGGAAGTGGAAGCGTGGCTCGCTGAAGTTGCCAGGCCACTGGTGGTGTTCTCGCGTCGCGGCGAACTCCCTGCTTGCCGGTGCCAGTACCGTGGGTCACTCGAACCGCATCCCTGTCAGGTGGAAGGAGCAGAGCATGAAGCGTGGCGCTACTATACGTCGTCTCGAGAGTGAGACTGCGACGCGACTCCTCGTCGAGTGGCGGAAGCGGGGGAGACAGGTCGATTTCGATGTGGCGAGAGTCCGCGATGCTGGGTACGAGGTCATCCTGGAGAATGGCACTATCCGAGAGATCCGGGATGACTGCGGGAATCCAGTCATCGTGTGTGGGATGGAAGCGAGGGGGATCGAGTGGGCACTCAGCGCCGGAACCGTCAAGCGGTTCTCGATGCCGATGGGCTCCTCATCGAGAAGCTGAGCCGCTTACAAGAGACAGTAGCAGCCTTTGTCTACGCTGGTGACACCTGGCAAGCGTTCCAGAGACTCGATGACGTCAACGATGCCTGGATCTCCTTCGGCGAGGCACTGGATAGCGTGTTCCAGTACATCGCCTCACGGGTGATCCGCGACGAGGACAGACGCGAGTCACAGACTGCCTAACGTGGCAACAGGAGCAGCAGCACCAGGCGAGGAGCCTGGTGCGTTTTGTCAAGAGGAGGGCGAAAAGTTGGGGTTACAACGGAGAGGGGTCTAGTGCCGCGTCGGGAGCCGGTGCCGGGTAAGGTGCCGGGTGGGGGGAGGGGGTTCGGATGCGCAGCCTGCGCCTCATGCGGCGGCTGCCTCGCCTCCGGCTGCTCATGCGGCGCATGCCTCGCTCACCCCCACCCTACCAAGCTGTAGACAGCGCAGTGCGCAGCGGTGGCGAGTCGGCGAAATGTCGTTGTCGCAGTGGCGGCGGCGATGACGCTGCGAGTCGCAGCGACAGTGGGAAACTGTAACGGTTTTGTAACAGGGTCGGTTTCCTCGGTGGCAGCGGAATTCGCGTCGTGACGCGGAAAACGGGGTGACGCAGTTGCCTCGAGAATCACTGTCGCAACCCTTGACACGGTGTCAGCAGCGTGTTATATTGTGGGCAGAACGAGGGGGCGGGCCCCTCGAGGGGAGCGGAAGCTCCCAGGCACGTTAACAAACGAGAAAAGGGGAGACATGAAGGTTCGGTGCGTGTGTGGTCGCTATATGCGCCGCTCCGGGTTTCAGGGCGCCACCGCCGCCTCGGGTGGCGCCTGGCACTTCTCGTGTGGACGGTGCGCCGCTGAGGCAGTCGTCTACAGCCGTCACGGCGTAGACGACGAACCCGCCGCGGGAGTGTTGATTACCCGCGACGGCGGCAACGGAGATTTGGGATACTACGAGGCCGCCGACGAGTGGCGGCTCCAGAAGAAGGGGGTTACCGATGGTCACGTATGATGTCTTCCGGGCCCACGACTCCGTGGTGCGGGCCGTCGACGGGATCTGTGACGGCCTCTGGAACGAGGTGGCGTCGGATCGCGACGACATCATCGTCGAGGCGAAGGCTCGCCTCGACGATGCGGCGCAGCTCCTCACAGAGAAGATCAGCGAGGAGCTGCACCCATATGTCTCCAGCGAGGATGTCGCGTACCTGGCGGCGGCGCTGGCCCTCCGTGAACTGGAGGGCTGGGACGTGGTCGTCGAGACCGCCTTGTCCCAGGTCGAGCAAGAGGCGGCGCACTGGTACCAGGTCGACCTGACGCGGGGCGACTAGACGTCGCCCAGCCCCTCCCCAGCGGGCACCGGCACTTCGGTGCCGGTGCCGTCGACCCCGGGGGCGGGCCCCGGGGGGAGACTGGAAGGGGTGTTACCATGATGTGGTACTATGAGCGGGTACGCGACCTGCTCTACGACCTGCGGCAAATTATTCCGGCGGAGCACATCGCTCCGCCGGTTCCGGGGGCGACGAACTTGATCCGCCTTGCCCAGTCGTACATCGACTGGGCCGCCTACTACCTTCACGAGTGTCGCCTCTCCCCACAGGTGGCACTCAGCCACCTGTGGACGGCCCGGAAACTCCTCGCCGCGGTGCGGCGGGGAGTAGAGGAACCGTGCTACGAGGCTGAGCGCCTCGAGCACGTGTTCCATTTCATCGACGACATTATCGCCGAGATCCGCCGTCTCTCCTCACCCCCGTCTGAGGGTGAGGAGTTCAGTGAGGAATACGTCGAGCTCCTCGATCTCGATGAGGAGCTCGTCGACTGACCCTCACCCCTCGCCCTCGAGGGCGAGGGGTTTCTTTTTGCCCTCGATGCAGCATCGATGGCACCTGTTGCCCTCGAGGCTCGCTGCCTCGAGGGCTTTCTTTTTGCTGCGACCTCGATGCACCAGCATCGAGGTCACGACACGTTGCGTGTCTCGAATCACCTCGAGGTGGCGCAGGGCACCTCGAGGCAGCTGGCACCTGCATCGCCCTCGTCGCAGACACACTCGAGTGCGCATGCCTCGAGGCGACTCGAGTGTCATTGATGCAGGTGCCTCGAGACACGCACCTCGTGACACGATGCCTCGATGCGCCCTCATCGTCGTGCACCGCACCCCGACATCCTGCTACAATCGAGGAAAACGTGATGCTACCACCTCGAGGGCACCGTACCGCTGCCGCCGTCGAGGGCGCAGCAGTGACACCGCAACCTCGAGGTGGCGGCGAATCTCGGCACCCACGTGGGTGCCCCATCGGGGGCACCTGGTGCGGAAGGGGGAACAATGCAGTGCACCTGCGGTAGCGACACCTTCGTCTACGTGAGCCACCAGTGCCCACGATGCGGGTACTGGTGGCAGTCGCTGCACGATGCAGCGACAAGGTGCGCGGTGCATGCACCCGATGCACCCGACTTCGTCGAGGCACTCTGCGACGAGTGCCTCGGTGAAGACGACGTCGAGGCGGTCTCGTGAGACCGCCCTTTTGGTTTCCGACACGACTCGCTGGTGGCAGGCTGCTGCAGCGAGAGGCACCGCACTCTCGGTTGCTCCTCTCGCTTGCGAGGTTGGCTCGTGAGGCGTGTCGAGGCACCCGCAAGTATCTGAATACTCGCGAGGGGGCAAACGGCCCTCACAGGGCAACCTCGCAAGCAGGAGTATGCGAGAAGGGGGAACAATGGAGCAGTCGTTAGCTACCGCTGTCGCAATTGTCGCGGACATCCTCGGCCTCGAGGACGCCGCGACGCGGGAACACCTGGCTACGCAAGCAGCACAGCAGGTGCCGCAGGCACAGGCTGCTCTCGAGGAGGCACTCCCAGAGGGGCTGCTGCCTCTCCTCGTAGAGGACGATGTCGCCTTCCTCGCAGCTGCTCTGGCTGCCGAGGGACTCGGCATCTGGCCGAGGGGCGCTGAGGAAGCACTGTTCATGATCCGCGTTGACCTTGAGCAGCAGCTCTTCGACGCGGAGGCTTGATGCACCGGACTTACGAGTCCACAGAACCAGAACCTTCGCCACATCGCAGGCTCCGTAAGGAGCCCGTCTTCGTGTCCAACTGACACCACTGACACCGGACTACCCGGCTCCTGGTGCTGCAGGCAGAGCACCTGGTGCAGCTCTGGAGGCACTGCACTCCAGAATCAGGCATCACCAGCATGCCAGAGACACCAGAGCCAACTGACACCAGTGACACCAGTGACACCAGAAAGGGCCCCTCGTGGGGGCCCGTATGCTATGCTGACTCCGCGTCATGACTGGGATTTCGGAGCGGGAGACGGGACTCGAACCCGCGACAACCGGCTTGGAAGGCCCTCCGGAATCCCCGTCACGACGCCAGAATCGGTTGGTGTCATGGTGTCAAGGGAGGTGCGACATGTCCACCCGCATCGGGAAACCGTTCCAGCGCAAGGATGGTCGCTGGTGCTGCAAGGTGCGCTTGCCCGATGGCAGCACCCGCTATGCCTATGGCGCCTCCGCTGCTGAGGCACAGCAGCAGGCACAGCTCATCGCCACAAACCACCGCACCCTGGCAGCCTGGTGCCAGGAGTACCTGGCACTCGGTTCCTGGAGACCATCGACAGCGGCGACGTACCAGCGCTGCTTGGATGCCTGGTGCAGTGCTCTCGGCACCGTACCTCTGGTGCAGCTGACACCGCTGCACCTGCGCCAGGTTATCCTCACCTGGCGACAACAAAGTCTCTCACCAGCCACCATCCACCAGCGCCTCCGCACCCTCCGCACTTGCCTGGAGGAAGCAGTCCGCCTCGGTCTCCTCACCGAGAACGTAGTTTCCCGCGTCACCTTGCCTCGCCAAGAGCGCACCCGGCGCACCATCTGGTCGCGAGAGCAGGCACAGGCCTACCTCGAGGCGTGCCTCGCTGCCCTCGAGGGCAAGCTTCCTGCTCCCTCAGCGCACCATGCCGATGTCCTCGCCCTCGCTCTCCTGACTGGCCTCCGCATCGGCGAGGTACTCGGCCTCCGCCCCTGTGATGTCACCGACTCCCACCTCACCATCCGCCAAAACGTCACCTGGGTCAACGGCACGGCCCACATCGGCCCACCCAAGACCGCCACCTCATTCCGCTCCATCCCGCTCCCGCAACTCGCCAAGCAACTCATCCAGCGCCGCCTCCAAGCAACTCGTCACGCTGACCAGCTCCTGTTCAGTACCCGCACCGGCTCCCCTGTCCGCCGCGACAACCTGACTCGCCTCCACCATGCTCTCTGCGATGCTGCTGGTGTCCCCCGCTGCCGCATCCACGACCTCCGTCGCGTCCACGCTGCCCTGCTCCTGGCAGCTGGGACACCCGTCACCACCACCCAAGCACTCCTCGGTCACGCGACTGCAAGACTCACCCTCGAGGTCTACGCCTACGTCTCTCACCCCCTCCACGCCCACCCACTCGACACGCAATTCCCCACGTAATCCCCACACAGAGGTTCTGTCATGTGGCGAGATTGGCGTCGGGATGGGGAAAATGAAGCAAGCGACTCGGCACGCGGGGCCAAGTCTTCCCCACTCCGCCCCTGTTCCTGCCCCTCCTCTACCCTCCTGTCCCCACCTCCCGCGTCCCGATGCCACATCTCGCCACCCCGTTCCCACCCTTGCAGCGGAGCGACCTCATGCTCTCTGACCCAGTTCCGACGACCTGCTGCCACTGTGTCAGCGTCTGATGCAGGTGTTGACGACTCCTCGCGACCACTCGTGGCCCCGTCTCCTCGTTTTCTGCGACCAGATGAGGAAAACTGGTTGCACCATTTGGTGACACTGGCCCCTTGACACTGGACGCACTCCTGGTTATACTGGGGACACAAC